GGATATCATGATGATCTTGTAATGTGTCTAGTATTATTTGCATGGTTAGTCATGCAAGAATATTTTAAAGAGATGACAGATCAAGACGTCAGAAGGAGGATCTATGACGAACAAAGAAATCAAATTGAACAGGATATGGCTCCTTTTGGGTTTATTGACGATGGCATGGGTGACGATACCTACTTGGACGCAGAAGGTGATTTGTGGGCCTACGGAGATAAGCAAGAAGAAGTCTCATATATGTGGAACTTCTAGTGGATATTTCCACTCAATTCTCATTAGAACATCTACTGTTCAAGGAAAGGACTTGTAGAGTTTGTGGAGAAACTAAAGATTTAATAGAAGAATATTATATGGTTCGTAAGCATAAGAAGCATTTACCCTCTGCTTATTCTTACGAATGTAAGGAGTGTACTATCAAAAGAATAGTATCTACAAGAAAGAAAAGAGATCCATTTGCTGATTGGGGATACCCAGATTGGTAGTTCATGCACTGTTTCCCCTCTTAAAGAATACTTTTAGATAAATAATTTCAGGTAAATTTGGAATCTTTGGAGAGGTAAAAACATGGCTAGTCAAGTCTCGCCTGGTGTCGTTATTAAAGAACGTGACCTGTCGAATGCAGTTGTAGTTGGTGATGTCGCACTAACTGCTGCAATCGCAACAACCTTTGCAAAAGGTCCAGTAGGAACTATTACATCAATCTCATCCGAAAGAGAATTGATTGATCAATTCGGTAGTCCTTCTGCATCTAATGCATCTGATTGGCTGGTCGCATCAGAATATCTTGCATACGGCGGTAGGCTCGCTGTTGTTAGAGCAGAAACAGGAGTAGTTAACGCAACTGCATCTGGAACTGGAGCTCTAGTAAAAAGTAAAACAGATTTCGAGGCAGGAGCTTCTAGCGAAGTTCTACTCGCTCGTTACGCTGGAACAGAAGGTAATAAGTATCGTGTCGTAGTAATTGACCGTGGTGCTGACCAAATCCTTGGAGTTAATGCTCATGGATTAAGTGTTGGTGGTACATACAACGATGGTACTAACAACCACGAAGTGTATGAAGTACTTGGTCCTAATTCAATTGCTGTTATTAACGCAACTGCTAAAGCAACTGTTGCTGGTACTACACTTTCAATCGCTCCTTGGTACAACAACACAGATATTGCATCAACAGGTCTTAAGTTGAGTGCAATTGGTCCTCGTCCTGGTACATCAGCATTTGCTGGTGAAGCATATCTTTCATGGGATGAAGTTCATGTTGCTGTAGTAGATGAGACAACAAACACAGTTTTAGAAAGATTTACATATCTCTCGAAGTTAAGTGATGCTAAGACCCCAGAGGGTGCATCAAACTACTGGAGAGATGTTATCAATAACGAATCACAGTACATCTATAGTGGTGCTGAGATAACTTCTGGACTTCAAGCAACAGGAAATGCTTGGGGTGATACTGCTGCTTCTTATGCAGCAACATCAGGAGCACCTGAAAAAATGAAGTTAGCTCTTACAAGAGAGACACTTCTTTCTGGTGGTACTGATGATTATGTTTATACCTCTGGTGAGATACAAACTGCTTATGGTTTATTCAATGATACTGAGTCAACTTCTGTTGATTTCGTTCTCATGGGTGGATCTATGGCAGGAGAATCAGATACTAAAGTGAAAGCAAATGCAGTTGTAGGTGTTGCTACAAGTAGATCTGATTGTATTGCTTTTGTTTCTCCTCATGGTGGAAACCAAATCGCTGCTTCTGGTGGTGCTTTGACTTCTACTGCACAAAGAGATAACACAATTGCATTCTTTGATTCACTACCATCAACATCATATGCTGTATATGATAGTGGTATCAAGTATACATATGATCGCTTTAATGACAAGTATGTTTATGTTGGTTGCAACGGAGACATTGCTGGTCTATGTGTAAGAACATCTGAAACTGTAGATGATTGGATTTCACCTGCTGGACTTAATCGTGGCGGTCTCCGCAATGTAGTTAAGTTAGCATACAATCCTAACAAGGCAGACAGAGACGAATTATATCAGTCAAGAATCAACCCAGTTGTTTCTTTCCCTGGTTCTGGTCCTGTACTATTCGGTGACAAGACTGCTCTTGCTTCACCTTCCGCGTTTGACAGGATTAATGTTCGCCGTCTATTCCTCAATATTGAGGCTAGAGCAGAAGGACTTGCGAAGCAAGTACTATTCGAGCAAAATGATTCTATTACAAGAGGTGGTTTCAACTCTGCTATTACTTCATACTTATCAGAAGTACAAGCACGCCGTGGTCTAACTGACTACTTGGTTGTATGTGATGAAACAAATAACACACCTGCTGTTATAGATCGCAACGAGTTTGTTGCTGAACTCTATCTAAAACCAACTCGCTCAATTAATTATGTAACGGTTACAGTAACCGCAACGAAGACTGGCGTGGCTTTCTCTGAAGTCACTGGCCGTGGGTAGATAAATTACACAAAGCATAAAGTAACGAGGTAAAAACAAAATGGCATTAGCAAGTAATGTAAATGATTTTCTACAGAGAGTTGGTCAGGGCGTTAAGCCCAATATGTTTGAGGTGAGGGTTCCTTTCCCAACTGCTCTGAATACAGGTGGTGCAGACGATGAGATTATTACTCTTCTCTGCAAGTCAACGAACCTACCAGGTTCTTCACTAGGAAGCATTGATGTTCCTTTCCGTGGTAGAACAGTTAAAATTGTTGGTGATCGCACCTTCGATAACTGGTCTGCTGTATTCTTTAATGATAAGGAAATGAAGATACGCTCAAGATTCGAGAAATGGATGGAGAGCATGAATACTCATGAGGGTAACTCTTCTCCTCTATTCACACCAGGTGGTACTGCTAAGTACATGTCTGATGTTGAGGTTGATCAACTTGAGAAGAACAGTAGTGCAAACGGTGATGTTCTAAGAAGTTATAAACTATGGCACGCCTTCCCAACAAGTATTTCTCAAATAGATCTTGCTTATGACAGCAACGATCAGATTGAAGAATTTACTGTTGAATTCCAAATGTCTTATTGGACAGTTGAGGATGGAGGCAAATCTGGCATTTCTATAGCCTGATAAATAGTATTGATACTATTGGAAATTTGCGATGAGTCAACTATTTGGCTTCCAGATCAACAGAAAACCTGGTAACAAAGGGCAATCTCCTGTACCACCTAATGCTGATGACGCAATAGCAGTCGCAGCAGGTGGTTACTATGGAACATATGTAGAAACGGACAACCAATCTCGTAATGAGTTTGAGTTGATCCGTAGGTATCGTGACATGGCGATACACCCTGAAGTTGACAGTGCTGTTGATGAGGTTGTTAATGAATTTGTTGTCAGTGATTTGAATGACAGTCCAGTTGAAATTAACTTAGATAATCTAAATGTAAGTGTTGGAGTAAAAAATAAAATTCGTGCAGAGTTTGATCATATCAAAAAACTTTTGAACTTTGATCAAAGAGCACATGAAATCGTCCGTTCATGGTATATTGACGGACGAATTTTTTATCATAAAGTAATTGATTTAGATAATCCTAAGAAAGGTTTACTAGAACTTCGTTATATTGATCCTATGAAGATCAAGAAAGTTCGTCAGAAATTAGGTGACGCAAAGAATAAGGATGCTGTAACAAGAGCAGCAGTTAAAGGTACTGCACTAGAACATGAGTATGGAACCTTTGTAGATTACTATTTGTACAATCCAAAAGGATTTTATAAGGGTGGTGTACTAGGACCAATAGGAGACATGTCATTGTCTCAAGGAATTAAGATTGCAGTTGATGCAATTACTTACATACCATCGGGATTGCAAGATCTCAATAAGCGTATGGTGATGAGTTTCTTGCATAAAGCAATCAAGTCACTCAATCAACTTAGAATGATTGAAGATGCTCTGGTTATCTATAGATTATCAAGAGCACCTGAAAGAAGAATTTTTTATATTGATGTAGGTAATCTTCCAAAGATAAAAGCGGAACAATATCTGCGTGATGTCATGGCTCGTTATAGAAACAAGTTAGTATATGATGCTAACACTGGTGAGATGCGTGACGATAAAAAGCACATGAGTATGCTTGAGGATTTCTGGTTACCTCGTAGAGAGGGTGGTCGTGGAACTGAGATCACCACCTTGCCTGGTGGACAGAACCTAGGGGAACTCAAGGATGTTGAGTATTTTAAAAAGAAGCTTTATAATTCTCTCAATCTTCC